TGTGCGATGTATTCAAGCACAAACATGTTTTTCACAAGAAATGAACGTCTTGTAAGCGTCATTCTTATTTATACAAAGAATTAGCACTTTTTTAAAAAAATACTAATTTTTTACAAAAAAAGTTGGTGTCCAGCCATCAAAACCACCACCAAGGTTCAAATGCTTTGCCATCTTTTTTGCGTCCACATTTTTCTTAAATGTGGCAACAATATGGTCTGTTTCAGTTTCCTTGATCTGATAAGTCTTGTTCTTACCACCAGTTTCAATAATTTCGTAGTTCATTCTCTTCACTTTCCTCCGAAAATCTTTTCGATTATCAACCATGCGCCCATTCCAATCAAAAACCAAAAGGTAAAGTCTATCATTAATTCTAAATATTCACCCATTTACCATCCTTTCTTACTATCAACCATGTCTGATTATATTTCTTTTCCATAGCCATTTCATATTCTCTGTTATGTTTAGGCATACCAAAATATACGTCTAAGTATGGAACTATTATAAGCATAGCAAAAATCAAGTATGATGATGGTCTATCCTCCATTATTTGAACCCATCAAATAACTTTTTGACATTATTTGTCCTGTTAAAATCCTCCTGACCAAACGTAGTGTTATCCATAACAGGACCGTCTGTGATATCCTGTTGTGCTGATTGTTCTACATTATAGAGCCGCATTTTAGTCCTGTCAATCCCTATAACGAACCTTTTGTTTACAGACGGATCGCTATAGCGATTTTTTAACTGCTTAATCATTAACTGTCCAAGTTCCTGTAACTCTTCTGATGTTATGATAGCAGCCATAAAATCAGCAGTAGCAGGAAGACCAAATGATTCAGAAGTATCAGTCAAATCAACATCAGAATTAGAATAGCCTGATCTTGTTGTCTGTGTAGCACTAACAATAGGAACATCGAACTCAACAGCTAAACCACGCAATTCTTCCGCTATAGCTTTAACAATAGTGTAAGAATTATGGTTGCCACCCTTTAACCTAGAAGAAACACAGATGTTCAAATAATCAATATAAATGATATCTGGATGAAAATTCTTCTTTAGTTTTAGTTCATTAATGAGATGGCGGAAATGTGTTGAACCAACAGATGCTGTAGGATACTCTTTAATAATCAACTTTCCAAGAGTCTTTTTTCTTAGACGGTTCATCTTGTTAAGATACATTTCTTTTGGAATCATATCTATTTCAGCAATAGGAATATCTAGCAAATTACAATCAATTCGCTTGGCGATTTCTTCTTCTGCCATTTCCATTGTTATGTATAAAACATTTAATCCATCCACAAGATTATTGGCAGCATTATGACACATAACAAGTGATTTGCCTACACCTGTTCCTGCTAGATAAACATTCAGTGTCTTTCTAGGAAATCCATTTTTTGTTATCTTATTAAAGTATTCTAGATCAAAACTAACTCTTCTCTCTTTACGATGATAAAACTCAAACCGTGTTTCTGCATCTTCTATAAAGTTATGACCAATATGATTATCAAAGGATACCGCTAGAGCATCAGTCAAAATCTGAGGAATAGACCCCTTTGAAAGAGGGCTATCCTTATCGTCCATAATAGAAATAGATTTCATGATGCCAAGATATAAAGCTTTATCTTGACACCACTTTTCACTCTGGTCTAGTAACCAATCTAACTTTGTTTCTAAATTTTCAAGTGATGATAGAACTGTTTTAGCACTTTCAAAATTCTGCTCATTCAGACCATCCTTTTCAGTTAGTTCAATAGCTAGTGCAGTTAAAGGAGGGAATTGATTATATTTCTTAATATATTCATCAATGATATTGAAAACAATACGTTCTGAATAATCCTGAAAGTATTCAGATTTAATAAAAGGAATAACCTTTCTCGCATATTCTTCATTATATAATAGATTTGATAAGATTACTCTTTCAATATTCATTAATCATCCTTTTCCTCATCATTATAAACTAATGAACCCTCAGTATCAAGTGAATACTTGTGTTTAATATATTCTGAGAAATCCGTATCTTTAAATATACTCATCCAAAAGTCTCGATTGTCCACGATTTCCCCCGCTCGATAGTTCTTTCCAGAGACTTCACCAGTTTTGCGATCCACAACGGCATACCATCCCACTTTTGGCTTAACAATATAGCCTCCATCAACGGCCACGTCAAGAAGACCACTCCAACGATTAATGCCGCCCTCATAATTAACAGTGATTGGGATTTTAGATTTTTCACGTACATAACGAGATTTTTCCACATTGATAACAAAGTGATAACCGGCGATTTCTGTTCCATCTTTTTCCTGTTGTCTCCCTAGAATCCAAATATTATCAGCACCATAATAAGAACCTGTGCCCCCACCAACAATATCTTTGGGGAACATGCCAATTTCCTTATAAGTATGGTTCACCGCTACAAGAGGTATGTCTTTTAGTGTAAGATGCGGTGTAACCATTCGGAATAAAGACTTCAACTGCTTTGCACGAGACATATCAGCAACTGATTTCTCATTCATAGCATCTTCAACTTCCTTTTTAGAAGCAAGATTGCCAATAGAATCGATGATAATTAAAACATGTTCCTCACGACTGATTTCTGATAATTGTTTCATAATATCAAATTTAAGTTCCTCTACATCAGTGATCGGTGTATGAACAACTGAATCAAGAGGAATCTTGAATTTATTAAAATATGATTGTGGTGTTCCAAATTCAGAATCATAAAATAAAATAATACCGTCTGGATACTTCTTCAAATACGAAGAAGCAAGTAAAAGAGCAAACCCGGTCTTGAAATGCTTAGAAGGTCCAGCAAGCATAGTAAGACCAGGTGTCATTCCACCATCAACTGTTCCAGATAGTGCCACATTAATCATTGGCACTGGTGTCTGGATCACATCTTTTTTTGTATAAACTTTACTTTCTGTTAATGTCGCAGTTAGATCAATTGTAGAATTTTTAATTAATTTTTCACGTAAAGACATTTCTCACCTCATTCGTTAATGTCAAAGACTTTCTCAGAATCTATTGTAAATATACCTGGTCGTTTTGTCAACCTCTTATTCATTAAGATACCATGATTCGCAGCAATCATAAGAACAACAGCCAATGGATCAAACACTATAACCAACATTAGGATTACAAACCTAACAGCTTTCTCAAGCTGATCGTTATCGGATTTTTCATAAATAAGATTCGCAATATATTTGATGGGGCCAACTTCTGCTTCCAACTTTTTGACTTCGGAATCGAGTTTGATTCTTTGGGATGTGAGTTGGGAAATATTTTTGACATGTTCTTCTTTCTTTCTTAATAACTCATCTCTGGTTTTTCGTTGTTGATCTGCTGCCTTTAGTGATGATGAAGCTTGTCCTTTTTCAGTCAATTTATTAAGAGCAGTATCAATTTGAGAGATTTGTTTGTTTAAATCTTCGTTAGATTCTTTCTCAAAATCTATTTTCTGTTGAATTATAGCCACTTCATCTTTTGTACCAGTATTAATAACTAAAGACTGATCAATGTGCGCTTTTGATAAAAAACCAAAAGTTCCCATAGAAGTTATGAACATAAGAACACATACAGCGAACGTCAAATATATCTTCATCAAAATTGGAGTTATTTTCCAATTACGATAAAGCCATGATGCTGTTATTAATTTACTTAATTCTAACACTGAACCCATAATCACAATTGGCCAGAATTGTGACGCAAATATTGCTGTCAAACCTATTATAGAGTAATAGGCTGACACACAAGACACTAAAAGTGCTGCTAATAATGCTAGATAATTTATCATTTTAGTTATTAGTTACTGACGTAATCCAATAACTTCTTCTTAAAGGCATTCATTTTCTGTGCACGATCTGGCCATAAAACATACTCTTTGTCTGGGTCTTTACACAGATTATTAATAAGTGGCATGATCATAGCCATGACACCTTCAAGTTTTGTTTGATATTCAACAGTAGTTGTCTGAACAACTTTATTCTGTTCTTCAAGTTTCTTTTTAAGAAGTTCTTCTTGGGCTTTTAACTCTTGTTCCGAAACAAGAGAAAACCCGAAATCATCGTCTTCATTTAAAACCATATCTTTTCCTTATCCGAATAAACTTTCTAGTGTCGCTCTTTTCTCGATCTGCCAACCAATAACTTCTGTTATAGATTTCAACGGCTCCATAAACGACTTTTCGAATTGCATTTCTCTGTCTATATACTTATCCAAATTAAATTCTTTAGGTATCGTATCTGCCGTGGCAATTACAATGTCATGAATTGGGTTTGGTTTTTTAAGATATGCGAATTTAATTTTATCACCATCTGCAATAGGTGGAACATTAGTCAAATCAAGTCGCTCTAACCAATGATTGAAAAGTAAAGCGCCTTTCACATGAATAGGTGTATGTTTAATATAGATATCCTTTCGGCCTTTATATTTACTAAGACCTTGTACCCCACGAGGAAATGCCACGTCTTCAAAAGGAAGAATCATGAATTCTTTCTTGAATTCTTTAATGAATGTTTGTAAATGTTGCTCATCACTATTCATTATGATCGACAAAGCCTTTTTAATATTATTTCTACATGCTTGTGGTGTGGATGATCTTACAGCTTCAATACCCTGCATCTTCAACTTTGGTTCAGAAAATTGAACACCTTCAATATTCCAAGCATTAAGAATATACATTTTCTTTGCTTTCCAAATGCCTTTGTTAGCAATAGTTTCTCGCTTCATTTGCATTTTCTGCTGATAAACATTCATCATATCAGCAAGTTCTTCATAGCACTTGTCTATATAAGGTTGAATGACTTTATTACAAAATTCATCTAACGCCTTAACAATAGATGTTTCTTCTTTAATACCAATCTTATCAACCAAATCTTTCATCTCAACATAGATAGAATCTGTGTCGGAAGCAATAACAAAATCCTTATTATTTGTCTTAAGCGTTTTATTCATAAACTCATTCATCTTACGCTCAATCCAACGAATTGATAATTGTCCAGATGTGGTGATTGCTTCCGCATGATTGAAATTAAACCAACGAAAATATTGATTACCTAATGCACCATAAGCAGAGTTTAGCTGAATTTTTTTAGCCATTTGCATATTATGATAACGAGCAATTAGTTTTTCATCTTCTTGATTTGGATTGGCTTCATAACTCTTTTTAGCATCAATCATCAACTTCTTATACTTGGTGCGGTCGTTATACATCTTTTCCATCAAAGCAGGAAGAAATCCTTGCTTATCTTTACGATACATACAACCATTTGCTGCAATTGCGCATTCATTTTTACCATCATAAGTCTTTCTATACTTTACGCCATCTTTTGAAATAATCTCGTCTATAGATGACATATCTGTTTTACCAACAAATGTTTCTGCGCTGATATTATATTGCATGATAAGATGTGGATATAGACTGTTCAAGTCAAATGAAATAACCCATTCACTCAAACCAATCTTAGGGTCTTTCACATAACCACCAATAAGAGAATTTTCAATATTAT